TATAAATCCCGCTACTTTTGGATCTCTAAATGCACAAAAAATAGATACTGTACAACTGGCTGGAACGCCAGTTGAAGTAGTTAATAGTGGATTAAGAACTGTTAGTGCAAATGTTCCTATTGCATAATCTGCACATGTTGCTATATCCAACCAATCTAGTGGATTCAAATAAGGAAGTTCTATGGTACATGAATCTTGTACTGAAGCAGAAAGTATTACTGGTCTCATGTTTTGTAATTGATATCCGGTAACTCCAGTCAATGAACGACACGGTGCTATGGCTGTTACCAATGATCCTTGATGGTATGGTGTACTATTTACTCGTATAGTAATGGTCACTCCAGCTCTAAAATATTCATAAACACTTAAAAAATTGCTAATCGCGTCGATTGCAAAGAGTGTTTGAGGAAATGCCAAGCTTAAACTGGTAAATGAAGGTGTCCAATTAACTTGGGCTATCAAATATGAGCGTCTCAATACTTGATTGGGTGTTTGATCTGGAAAGGGATTTGAAATCATTGTCAACATCTGCCTTCCAGGTATTTGTTCTTTTTCAAGATTGGCCGATTCGTCAAACTTGATCAAGCCCGTTACTTCTTTAGTTTCCGGGTGAACTTCTTGTTGTATTGTCCTATCATCCGAGGACTTCGTCGATTTCTCTGATTGAATCTGGGAACATACTCACGCAACACAGTAGATTATCAATGTTACGTAATGGGGGTCTTTCCTGGTCGTATATTGTTCGAACGCAGGAAACAGTACTTTTCAGCACTGCCGTGTTTAATATTAACTGCACACTGGAAAGCAGGAATGGTAACCCTATCTCTGGGGGTGCTGAAATCTTATCAGCATTTCTGAATATTCTTTATATACGTGGCATAAATATCATCCCACGTAGCATTGAACTTATTAGCTTCACTTATGGACTCCAAAAATGGATTTAGTATAGCTTTCTGTTCATCAAATACTTTTCTGCCATGGAAAAAGATCTCCTTAAGAGCAGAATGAATATTTTCGGTAATTTGTTTTTTCATCGGTAATTCTGATGCAGTATTAATCCACAACAAATGCTGTTGTATATCATCCAATGTCATTGGACACATTATAGTTCCTGTTTCAGAATCCCTTATAAATCTTCTCTTCAATAAATCTCCCGTTTCCATTGTCTGGAAATCTCCAACCTCTCCTTTCGTTGCTGTTGTTGAAACAAGTCCAAACATTTCATAAATAACTTCAGCGTATCTTTTCGGTGTAAAAACATCAATTGAACGAACCAGTCCAATCATAAAATCTCTAATTGCTTTATAATTATCATCACCCAAAACAGTGAGAAACATAAGATAATTCATTGGTATTCGTACTTGCAAAGTTTGTTTCATTATTCTCAAAGTAGCCGCTCTATTAATAACTACATTATAAGCAGAATTAATAAGGGCTGTCCCTGGTCCTCCTGATACCATAATATCTGCAAGATAAACAGTTGCTGCTACTAATAAATGAGTATAAAAATGAACATAAAGAATACAATAATAAATTCTACGTATTCCAAGTGGAAGTTTGTCGAAACCATAAGCCTTAAGAAAACGTTTAGTAAGTTCATGACAAAACTCTGCAATAAAACGTAGATCCCAACCCTGAAAGTCCTTTGAATCTATATGTCT